ATTCGATTGATAAAAACATCTCGTCAAAGTGTCCGTCTTCTACCTCATTCATGACCAGTAAGCCACGCCAGTGACGGTTACTCAGCTGATCCATGTAGTCTTCGTCATGTAGGTAATAAGAGCCAGCGACAATAGCACAAATAGGCTTACCGTCAGCACGTTTTCCGTAGGCGATCTGTTTACCTTGTTGATGACCAGCAATGCAAGACATGTGAAGCTTGCTAATGATAGCGGCAGGAGAAGCAGCAGGACGTCCCATAGCTCCAACAGGCCAATAGTGATTAAAACCAACACCATTGATAAAAACAGGATGTAAGAACTCATGTACTTCCCAATCTTTTAAGTTAAGGTCATCGTAAGTCAGTAGGCCTTCAAGCATGGGATTGTTGTTCACAGCCCTTGTGAGGCGATGTTCATGATTACCCTTCAAGAACACCATACGAGGCTTGTACAGCTTCTGTTTGTTCTCTTTCTGAGCCTTCTGGAGGTTATGTAGAGGGTTCAGTAGGGTGAGCATCCCTGTGTTCCCTGCTGCAACGTCAGCTAAGTAGCGCTTACCTTCAAAGTACTTGCTACCTGCTTTGTCATGGCTTGAGAGGCTAGGAAAGTCCCAGTGATCTCCCAAGTGAACCACCACATCAGGACGGTACTCACAAATTGCTTTCCCTGCCCATGTAAGATGCTCTTGTGGGGCATCTGGTTTGCACTGAGTATCAGGCACGACTAGGATACGCATTACAGCGGCTTCCAATCAAATGCCTTTTCTGTCTTGTAGATCTCAGGGTAAGCCAGCAAGAGCTTCTGAAGAATCTCATCATTCAAGCAGCGACCAAAGCCAGCCATAGGTTCCTTGGTGTACTGACAGATCTCATTCATCGGAAAGGCAACTGAGTAGTAGACCTGCTCCTTGATGTTGTATCCGTAGTGCTCTTCCATTGAGTCTAGAATAGTATCGAGGACCTCCATCCAAGTGCTGTCATTAGGCTCAAGCAGCAGTGTGTGCTTCAATGAAGTAGTTTCACCGAACTCATTAACCCACGGCTGAGTAACCATCTCAAAAGCCCAGTAGTCCTGATCTTCCAACAGCAGCTCTTTATTGTCAACAAACTCAATAGGCTCTTTCCACAAAGAAGTAAACTTGTCTCGAACAGCTTGCATTGCAACTTTTACATTATCAAACATTGTTAATCCTTTTACAGTTGTTGGTTGATTGATCTTATGGAAATACTCAACTAGCGGTTGGTGATTGCTCATCTGTGTACTCCATGTCGTCTTGATATTTCTTAGACTCTTCAATACCTCGTTCCAAGGCAGTGATGATGCCTAATCGTAGAAGGGAATCACGCTCATCGTCACTCAGGTCGAATGTGTAAGTAGCGCTACCATCTTCATGTTCCTTGCGTAAGTTTATTTCCATCTGATACCTTCTTTCGTCTTTCAATGATCCAATCATGGGGGATCGTTTTGTCTGCGTACATGAATCCGTTCTTAACACACCACTGAGCATAAGTTGTGTATGAACCCTTGTTTAGCTTTTGATTGCTATTAGAGAATACGAACCTTATGTCCAAGTGTGGTTGTTGCCTTTTAATCAGCATGTGTTTCTTACGGTCTGCTATGAGGAAACGTCCCTTAGTCTCCACGATGATGCCATTATCTAGCACAAAGTCAGGTGTGTACTGATGTTCACTCGCTGGCTTGATGTACCTGATCTTAGTCTCTTCGTAGGTGAAAGGAACCCCTGCCTCAGTGAGAGCCTTAGCGACATCTTCCTCCAAGCCGCTACGCCATCCATGCTTCAGAGCGTTAGCTCGTTTGTTGCTTGTTACTTTTCTCGTTACCATTCAATTTAGTCCGTTCATACTGGTGCAACAAAGAGCCGAAAGCATCTACGAAGATCTCATCATGGTTAGTCTGCCCCATAGAGAACATGACAGCATGGACTAACTCGTGAAAGAAAGTCTGCTCAGTGAATGTCTTGTTCATCCCTGTTCGTAGATAGATGATCTGAGTAGTACAGTCACACTTACCATACTCGCTCAAGTCATCTACCCACTTGACGATCCACTGACATCCAACGAGGTAGAAGGAGCTTGGAATGTTTGGTTTGGTACTCGTCTTAACCACAGCAAGTGTCCGTTTTCTGTAACACGCTCTTCGGTAAGACCAGCTTCAAGATATGATTTAACAACTGCTGCATACATTTCCCCTTCAGTTTTACAATCAATTAGAATCTTCTCTGCCTTCTTAGGCCCGATACCTTTCAAGCCAATGATGTTGTCAGTACGATCCCCTGTGAGCATCTGTGTGTAGAAGTTACGAAGCCCTTGCTCCTCAGTAACGTAGTACTCTTCATGCTTCACGAAGTTGTAATGCCAACCTGCAACTTGATCTAGGTCTTTATCAATGGAGACAATCCATCCACCTGTCTTAGTAGCCTCGATAGCCACTGCATCGTCTGCTTCCTGTCCTTCAACCAGTTCTGCACCAAGGCGCTGGAGATGGGTACGGATAGCATCGTAATGAATTGGCCTCTTAGCGTCCTTCCTGTTCCCTTTGTAAGGCTCTGTGACTGCTATGGCATCTCGATAGTTACCTCGTCCAGTGATGTACGCTTTGTAGTCATCACATTGGAGATTCTGGTAAACGATCTCATTGACCAAGGCAGTCACACGGCCTAAACAGACAGCTTCATCAACGTCATCACTAGCGAAACCTACTCGGTAACAGATAATGTCGGCGTCGATGATAGCCAATCTAGGACGTTCCTCTTTAGAGTGCGTCATCGTCCGCAGTAGTTGCTTCTTCAGACACATCCGTTGGTACGTAAGTCTTCACTTCAGTGACCATGATTGTTTTGAGCGATGGCGCATTACCATGCTTAGAAGACATGCGGTGAGTGTATGAACCCACAATAGCTACACACTTAGAGCCATTACCCAAGGCCTCGATAGGCACTTCTTTGAGTGTATCGTCTGTGGGCTTGAACAAGTACTTGCTCTTAGCGACAATGAAGTTACCCATAGCATCCTTGTGCTTGACTTTGATGCCCAAGCCTGTGAGCTTAGCTGCATCGTCATCGCTGATATTACCGATGGTGCATTCGTAGCGATCATTGTCTGTGTTAAATGCTTTGTTGAATTCAGCCATCCACTTTGACCAAAACAATTCACCTGAGATCTTCACTGGTTTCAAATCTGACATATCTAGTTTCCTATTACTTAGTTAGGCCGTAGCCTGAGGGGTTTCCACTTGCGTGGTGGGCTGTTGAGCAACTGCTTGCTCGTCAATCTTCTTCAAGAGCACGAAAGCGCCTGTCTTAGTTGGCAGCTCTCCAAGTACTTGAAGAATGAATTGTACTTCATTTGGTTCGAGGTTTAAGTTCATAGTAAGTTTCCTTTCAGTTTAAAAAGTGCATTCACATGGTTTATCTACGTTCTCATCTTCGTAGGTTTCAATGATACGCCGTACACGGGCAAAGAAAGTCCTAGCATCCTCGTGCTCACTTGCTTCAATACCAGCAGCTTTCATTTTAGCAAATTGTACCTCAAGTTCCTCAAGATAGTCGTTACGCATGATTGAATAGCCAATCTTTTCCTCAGCTGATTTAGCCTTCTCCCAAATATCAGGACGGGTACAATAGACAATATACCAATGCTGTTTACCTGCTTTCAAACAACCTGTACAGTTCGCATGTTTGAAGCTAGTGTAAGCCAATGGACGTTCAATGCCTACTTCCTTGGTCGTGGTGTACTTCAGTTCAGGCCAAAGAGCTAGAGGGTAGTCCGACTTGTAACCCTGTCCCGCCAAGATAGAAGCTCTACGTTGGACACGATGCATCTCGTCCTTGTCAAAGCCGTAGTAGATCACACAGTTCTTATCTGCAAAGTTAGCCTTGAGATAATCATTGAATGGTTTGGTCTTCAGCAACGATGTACAGATCGCCATACCTGTAGCCCCTTTAAAGGACTTGGTGTTAACGCTCACATCAAACTGATCCATTGTGTCCCACTTAGGATGATTAGCGTAGGTGATAGGTATTCCCAAGTAGTCAGCTACCTCGTTCTTAAAGCGCTTAATGTCCTGATGCTCAACAAACGAGCTTAGGTCATGGTTCAACAAGATTACATTGTCTTTACCGTAACGCTCAACTACGTTAAGAGCAACCACAGCACTACTATGGCCTCCTGAATAGCAGACAATATGAGTAACTGGTTTAAACATTTCAATTTGTGTCATGTTGCTCTAACTTTCTAAAAAAGGATCTTACAGCGTAAGACTTGACAAAAGCTACAACTGTGTTCACAGCTACCAATGCAGCATTAGCATTGAAGGTAGCTTCGATGCCCAACAGAGGGAAAACCAAAAGGTTTGACAAGAAGATAAGAACTGTACCTGCTACAACCTGTGTCGCAGCTTCGATAACATTAGTGCGTTTCACGCCAGTTCCTTCCCACTTTGTATTCCCCATCGAGAGGACAGCGTAGCTTAAAGGCTACACCAGCATCTCTGATGGATTGTACACAAGCTTTACCAACTTCATCAGCAATGTCGGGTGAGCATTCTAATTGTATCTCATCATGGACATTGGCAACGAGCTTTACATCCCAAGCGTTAGCCTTGATTCTATCATTAAAGATCACAAGAGCTTTCTTCATGACAATCGCGCCAGCGCCCTGTAGTAAGCTATTGAGTGCCGCATGTTCACTACGAACCCATATCTTACGACCATCAAGCCCGGGTACATAGCCCTCGGACGCATATGTGGATACCTTATCACGTAGACGCTGGAGCGAGGGAGTCCCTTTAAGAAAGGAATCAATGAGTGCTTTTCCAGCGGTACTACTACCACCGACAATCGAGCCAATCTTCGCTGGCCCTGCACCGTACAAGAACGCATAGATGAACGTCTTCGCTTGGTCGCGTGTTTGTAAGCCAGCTGCTTTTTGATTAACCGTGTGGACATCCGTCCCATCTTTAGACGATCCCTCGGTGACTGTCTTGACATACTTCTCATCCTTCATGTAATGAGCCAACATACGTAGCTCTAGACCACTTGCATCACATCCTACTAGGACGTTACCTTCCTCAACAGTCCAGCACTGACGACATTCAGGGCCGTAAGGTGAACCAGAGTTAGGGATCTGTGCCATGTTGGGCTTCATGTGAGTCATACGGCCTGTTACAGCCCCGTTGGTGATGACTCTCCCGTGTACCCTACCATCGTTGCCTACGACCTCTAACCACGATTCAATCTGAGCTATGCGCTTACCTAGCATCATGTACTCAGCTACGAACTGAGCTAGAGGGTACTTCAATCCCATCAAGGTACTCTCATCGACAATAGCCTGTCCGTCAGGATGACTGCTAGTAGGCTCAGTGAACTTCTTAGGCTTCCATCCTAGGCCGATGAGCTTCTCAGCTATCTGTTGTCTAGAGGCAGGATTGAACACAACAAGCTCAGGCTTCAGTACCTTCCCTGTCTTCTCAGAGATACGCTCTACCTCGTATGGAGGATACTCTTCCTGCATCCTGTCATTGATAACGCTCATCTTACCCTTCAGCTCAGCCAGTAGACAAGTAGCGTGAATGGTGTCTAATTTGAATCCATTCTTCTCTTGCTTATTGATGATAGCTGCTACTTGGTGTTCGAGTTCAATGCTCTCCTGAGAGAAACACTTATCCACAACAACAGCTTCCAAGTGAGTAAATAGAGTCCGTAGAACGCTAACATCACGTACGCAATAATGCTCAAGAAGAACATCAACGGGCGCATCAAAACACTCACCAGAATATGCCTCTTCACGATTCACCATCCACTGCCACGTTGCCTTGTAGTCCAGCTTCTTCACACCTAGGGACTTTCCCCATGCGTCTAGGCTGTGGCCTCCGTCCCTCGTTGGCTCTAGCAGCCTTGACACTATCAACGTATCGTACGCTTGTTTCAATCCAATCTTCGTCTTCCATAGCTTGTTCAGAATTGGGAAATCGAATCCGATCCCGTTTTGGGCTGCGATCAACGTAGCGTCCTTTAAGTAGTCCCAAAGGCCTGTTGGAGCTTTCCATACTTTCACTTCCCCTGTGTCAATGTCTTGAGTAACACACAGATGTATCACATCGTGCGCCATATTTGTTTCAATGTCGAGAGCAATACGTTTCATTTGAGATTCAAGAACAGCCCGATCTGGGCAAATGAGTAACCTATCCACATGATACCAGCACCCATGTCACCCTTGAGCCACTGTAGCGTACCTACAACAGCGTAGCCGATGCCAATAGTCCCTACGATAATCATTTCAATCATAAAGCCTCCAAGGTAACTTCAACCATCCTGCCTGTCTGCATATCATACATCAAATTACAAGCAGGGCCACTTAAACCGTTGTACCTGTTCTTTGCGACAGCAACTTTAGTGAGGTTACGAATACTCGGATCAGGACTCATGGCGTTACGCTCCAAGGTAATCACTGCATCGGACAGTTGAGCGATAGCACCTGAGCCTCGCAGTTGAGACAGAGATACAGATTCACCATCCTCATGTCCTTTGTTTGATGTGCTAGGACGTTTCAAGTGTGACACACAGATCAAGGTAATACCTGTCTCTTGTACGAGTGTGCGTAGACGGGTCATCAAGACGTCAATAGACTTGCGCTCATCATTCCCATCCATACCAGAGACAACGAGGCTAATATGGTCAAGGAAAATAACACGGCAGTCACAAGCTCGTGCCATGTACCTGATTCTATTAAGGACGTTATCAATAGCCAAAGAACCAAAGTGATCAAAGAGAAAAACACGGTTAGTACCCAGAGTTGCATCGAAGGCCTCCTTCAATTCACGTTCTGTAACAGGGGTGTCTGGCAGATGAAGTTTTTTGTTTGCGTGTAAGGACATAATTGACCTTGCGGTTTTACGCACTGACTCCTCCAAGAACATTCCGCCAACATTCCACTTTGTAGTTTCGAGTATTCGATAGAGGATTTCACGGAGAAACTGGGACTTACCAAGACCACTTCCAGCCGTGACTGTGATGAGTTCCGCTGATCGCAAACCATACAAGAGATCGTTGAGTCCTTTGAAGGGGTAAAAGGCTTCTGCGACTGGTTCAGGTGTAGATACGCTGTCCCAAAGTGTTGAGGCTTGGACGATCCCATCGGGTACGTAACTCTCAGCTCTCCACCACTGGTTAACGTATTCAGCTCCTCGTCCGTTAATGAGGTAATCACAGGCATCTTTGCACTCCTTTAAATGTTTAACTATCTTAACCTTGTTTCCGAACAATTCAGCAACTTCCTTAGCTGCCTTCTGACCCACCTCATCACCATCAAAACAGATCACAATGGCCTCGAAGCTATCTAAGTACTCATACTGTGCCTTACAGTCTTTAAGAGCCGCTGAAGCCCCGTTACGGATGCTCACAGTAGGCCATTTGCTGCCTGTCATCTGATAGCTTGCAAGAGCATCTAGCTCACCTTCAACAATGGTGATGTACTTCCCGTTCTTTTGGAATAGATTCTGACCAAAGAGTGTAGCATTGGTGAAATTCCCTTCAATGGAAAATTGTTTGTTAGCTACAGATCGAACCTTTTGTGCTACTTTAAGTCCAGTTTCATCAAAGTAAGGGTAGTAGTGTTTATTGTCAGCTTGTGTAACACCGAAGTACTCACATGTCTCCCGTGAGATACCTCTGTCCACAATGGCCTTAGCTTCCCCTACTGTTTTCATCTGGAATACCTTTGTCTTTATTGGTGTAGGCTCATGTATAGAAAACGATGAATTGTATACATGTTCGCCGGATGTGTACGTTTGACAGCTATGACAGTACGTATGCCCATCGTCATAGAAGCTATTAGCGTCACTTGAGCCACAAACCTCACATGGGCCATGACGTAGGAATTTAGAGGCAACCTTGAGCGCATTAGATGTCATCATAGTCGTCATCCCTAGGTTCTACACCTGTCCCGTGACACCTGCGGCATGTTGCCCCATCGTAGTCACCTTCACCGCATCCATTGCACCATGTACAAGTGTCATCGTACTCATCTGGATCTAGTTCCTCGCAAGGGTCTTCGTAATCATCATCTTCAATCATGTTTAGCCTCCATCTCAGCCACCCTGTCAGACAGTACACGCACCATCTCAGTTAAGACAGTCACCTCAGCCTCAAGACGGGTATTTCTAGCTCTCATAAGAGCGTTCTCATGCTCTAATTCAGCTACCATAAAGTCAAGTTCACGTTCTTGTTCATTCATAATTTCTCTCTTTCTCCATGTCATTTACGTTCCTCTGTCACTTTACGTTCCTATGTCACTTTAGAGACACCTTTATCAATGTTAAGACAAAAACAATCAGACTTATTGCCATGATCTATTCCCCATCTGTTCCCTTAAATCCTCAATGACCTTAGTCCATCCGTACACTTCAATCAGAGACACAAAGTCATTGATTGTATTGACATAATGCATTTCTTCCATTACGACATCAAACTCCTGATTGTCTTCTTCTCTATCAATTAACAATGCTTTCATCTTTCCCATGATATCCCCCTTTGTCTTTTAAGACTACTTAGTATTCTTCTTAAGTAGTATATAAATAGTATATTAACATAGAAGTTCTTAAACTTCATAGTCATCTCTAGAGTCATTAGAGTCTACTACATAGCTATATAGTGCGTCTATGTCTTCTAGGGAAACTTCGTTGCCCGTGGTGTCCGTATCATCATCCATGTCTAAGTCTTGATCTGTCATCAGTTCT